TCAGACAGGCATTAGTGCCTGTCTTTTTTCGTGCTCTTTTCCCTAAAACCCCAAAAAATGCAAAAAAGAACAGTTTCTCTGAACGGCAAAACCTACACTGTGACAAAACTGCCAGTGGCACACGGCAAGGCAGCAAACAAATGGGCAACCCGAACAGGTGGGCGTTATGGCGTGGCAGTCCCACCCCTGAAATATGTACCCACGGGAGAGCGTGGGGTGATCAGCAGGTCTTAGTCGTTCGTGTATCAGCAGGGGGTCCGCCGCCCCCCGCCCCCGTTTAAAAAGCACTAACTACCCTAACCTACAAAGTGTTACGGAAGCGAGAACAATATTACAATGAAACTCAAATTTTTTTTCCCTGTTAAAAAACGCCCACAGTCCACGACTTGCGAATAATTCAAAAGTGATATATAATGGAAAAATCATATCCACAGTATGCAAAAAAATATCCCAAATCAAAAACGCCCCATAGAGATTGATACTGCAACAGGAGAATACCTACTAAGAATACCAGAGTGGGTTATAAATGATCAAGGTTGGTACGAAGACACAGAAGTAACCTTTAAAACAGATGGCGATGAACTCATCATTACAGAATCAGAGGACTAGTACATATCACATATATCTAAGAGGAGAGTGTCTCTTTAAGGATCTTGATGATTATGAGTTTAAATTGATATGGGGAAGAATATATCAATCATACTTTAAGGATGAACTAACATACGAAGAAATAGAATACGATACAGATATAACAGAAGATGCAAGTTACTGATAACCCTACCTTATAATTTAAGTTGACTTACTATACATAATGGGATATAATATGATTATAACATTACGTAGGTTATGTCAAAAGGATTTACAGTTAAAGCGAAATCCCCTGTGGTAAAAAAAGAAGCAGAGTGGGATTACGATAAAGCAAAAGAACTCATAAAGGGAAAGACAGTAGTATTCTGTCTACCAGGTCGTGGAGTTTCATATCAATTTTTAAAGAGTTTTGTACAGTTATGCTTTGATCTTGTCCAAGCACAGGCTTCGATACAGATCTCCCAAGATTATTCGTCAATGGTTAACTTCGCAAGATGTAAGTGCTTAGGTGCTAATGTCTTAAGAGGACCTGATCAGAAACCTTGGGATGGTAAGTTACAGTATGATTATCAGTTATGGATTGATAGTGATATAGTATTCAATACAGAAAAGTTCTGGCAATTAGTTCTAATGGATCAGGATCTTGCTGGTGGTTGGTATTGTACAGAAGATGGTAAGACTACATCAGTTGCTCATTGGTTAGAGGAGGATGACTTCCGTACTAATGGTGGTGTGATGAATCATGAAACCATTGAAAGTATCTCAAAGAGAAAGAAACCATTTACAGTAGACTATACTGGTTTTGGTTGGTTGCTCATCAAGAATGGAGTATTTGAGCATGAAGGTATGCCTTATCCTTGGTTCGCTCCGAAGATGCAAATCTTTGAATCGGGCGAAGTCCAAGACATGTGTGGCGAAGATGTCTCATTCTGCCTAGATGCAAAGGAGGCAGGTTTCGAGATCTGGTGTGATCCAAGAGTTCGAGTCGGTCATGAGAAAACAAGGGTAATCTAATGACTCGTTATAATATTCTAATTGATGGTAAGGTTGCTTATGAGGATCTCTCTCAAGACGAGTATTTTAACACTATGGAGGATTTGGCACAGGACTTCTATATTGATGGAACACCAGATCCTTCTCATATTAAAACTGAATTTATTGAAGATTAATTATGGCAAAAATGTTTAACGCTAACGGTGTTGAAACAGTAGAATCAAAACCGAAAAAAACTCGTCAAGGAACAGGAAAGCATACAAAATATGCCCCCACATCCCGTAACTCGTCTCGTAAAAGATACAGAGGTCAGGGGAGATGAGTCAATCTCCCGAAATCACGGGCTATAGAAATCACGACAATTTTATTTCCGAATATCAAAGTAATCTTGATGGAGATAAATTTGTCGATTTTTATGAGCGTATGGCATCTGCTGGTGCTGGTCTAATTACTCCTCGTAGTACAGGTGCAGTAAAGAACGAACAACTGTTTCTTACACAACTATTACAGCATGAAGAACAGAGTGTCTATAATACTACATTACCAATGGCACAGGATTGGAATCATATTGTAATGAGTGTACTTAATCATTACATGGAAACATATGAAATACTTAAAAATACTCCCTTTGAGTACAAGTATTGTAAATTACAGAAGACTCGTCCCTCTGAAGGGTATCATACGTGGCATCATGACGCATGTGCTCCTGACACCTATCGTAAGTTAGTCGTTATTACTTACTTAAATGATGGATTTGAAGGTGGAGAGACTGAATTCTTATATCAAAGGTGTAGAATTGCCCCAAAAACAGGTAAAATCATTGTTTTTCCTGCAGGATGGACTCATACACACCGTGGAAATCCACCTTTAACTGGTAATAAGTACATTATGAATGGTTGGATTGAGGAATTTCCGCAGAATTCTTATCAACATGGCATAAATTAAGAAATCTGGTATAAATAACAAGAGAAAATAATATACATTGCTTCGTCAATGCCGATTAAGCGAACATCTAGGGGATTTAAAGACATAAGTTTGTCGTTTATGCCCCACCCAGTTACTAATGATATGCCCGTTCTACTTAATGAACGTGCAATTGCTAGGTCAGTTAGGAACATAGTGGAAACTATACCTACTGAGAAGTTTTTTGATCCCTTATTCGGTTCCAATGTGAGAGGAATGTTGTTTGAGAACTATACTCAGACCACTTCTTATATAATTGAAGATCAAATTAAGACTTCAATTAGAAACTATGAACCTAGAGTGAACAATATTAGAACTATTGTTCAAGGAAAACCAGATTTGAACGCTTTTGAAGTTACAGTTGTATTTGATATTGTTGGTTTAGAGGTTCCTCGTCAATCTTTTACCTTTTTGTTAGAACCTACCAGATAAGATAATGCCATTCACCCAATTTAGTACGCTAGATTATGATCAGATCAAAACTCAGTTAAAGGATTTCTTACAATCCAACTCAAATTTTACTGATTTTGACTTTGAAGGGTCTAATTTTTCTGTTTTAATAGATGCCTTAGCATATAATACCTATATTAACGCATTTAATGCCAATTTAGTGGTAAATGAGTCATTTTTAGACTCTGCTACTGTAAGAGAGAACGTAATATCACTTGCTCGTAACATTGGATATGTACCTAGATCTAAAACTGCAGCAACAGCAACAGTTAATTTTGATGTAAAGATACAAGATAGTAATAATGATATAAGACAACTTAGAATAAGACCTGGTATTGTATGTGTAGGAAACGCTAATAACACAAACTATAGATTTTCAATATCAAACCCTGTTACAGCAAACGTAGCAACTAATACTCTAGGTGAAAGAGTAGCATCTTTTGAAAATATCGAAGTAAGACAGGGAACTGCAGTTGAAACTAGGTTTTTAGTCAATAGTAGTCAAGATCAAAGGTTTATTTTAGATAATTCTCAGATTGATACTTCAACTATAGTAGTTAAAGTTAAAGGAACTAATGAAACGGGTGAAGGTAGAGAGTATAGAAAGATTGATAATATCCTTAATTTGAATAAAGACTCTGAAATCTTCTTAATTCAAGAGGTTCAGGATGAAAAGGTAGAAATTCTCTTTGGTGATGGTTTCTTTGGTAAAAAACTTGAGAATAATGCTCAGATTTTGGTTAGATATATCGTAACTGATGGTGCTGAAGGTAATGGAGCAGGTGGAAAAGCAGGATCTACGGGTATATTTGACTTCCAAGGAACATGTGACTATCTTTTAACTAATAATGTTGACACTGTATCGGTAATACCAGTCGATACTGTAACAGTAACTACCGTTAATCGTGCCTCAAATGGGTCTGAGAACGAAGATTTAGCGTCAATCAAGTATTTGGCTCCTAGACTATATTCGGCACAATACAGGGCAGTTACGCCAAGAGATTATGAAGCAATAATACAGTCAATTTATCCTGCAACAGAGTCTGTTGCGGTTGTTGGTGGTGAAGAATTAGATCCACCACAGTTTGGTAAGGTAAAAATCAGTATTAAACCAAAAAATGGAACATTTGTTTCTGATTTTGATAAGCATCAAATTAAAAATAAATTAAAGAGTTATGCTATTGCTGGTATTAATTCTGAGATTGTTGACCTTAAAATACTATATGTGGAGATTGATTCAACAGTTTATTATAATACTTCTCAATTCTCAAGTGGTAATTTACTAAGAAGTAATATTGTCAACACTCTTCAAAAGTATGGTAATAATGTAGAAATTAATAAATTTGGTGGTAGATTTAAATTTAGTAAAATTAACCAACTGATTGATAGGGTTAACAATGCTATTACTTCTAATATCACCAAAGTGAAAATTAGAAGAGATATGAAGGTCTTGATAAACCAATTTGCACAGTATGAATTATGTTATGGTAATCGTTTTTATATAAATCAAGCAGGGTTTAACATAAAAAGTACTGGATTTAATATTTCTGGATATCCAAATACTGTTTATTTGACTGATATTCCAAATAAAAATAGTATAGGTGATTTGGATGGTAGTAAAAAAGGTGTTTTATGTATCGTATCCAAAGATGATAAGAATGAAATGAAGATTGTTAAAAAGGATGTCGGTACAGTTGATTATAACAAAGGAGAACTCCTTATTAATACCGTTAACATTACATCTACAGTCTCTGCCAACGATTTAATCGAAATACAGGCATTTCCAGATTCTAATGACATCATAGGATTGAAGGATTTATACTTAAGTTTTGATGTTTCTAATAGTAAGATAAATATGGTTAAAGATGTAATTGCTTCTGGTGAAGACGTTTCGGGCGTTGTATTCTCAAGAGACTATTATACATCAAGTTATTCTAACGGATCAATAGAAAGAAAGTAGAATGAGCATAGAATTTGACAGAAGAGTACAAGTCAATAAAATAATAGAAAGTCAGTTACCCGAATTCGTGGTAGCTGATTTTCCATTAGCAACTGATTTTCTAAAGCAATACTATATTTCTCAAGAGTATCAAGGTGGTGCTACTGATCTAATTGACAATTTAGATCGATATCTTAAAGTTGATAACCTAGTTCCAGAAGTTATTACTGGAACAACTACTCTACCTGCAGATATTAGTGCTTCTGATACAACTATTACAGTTGCTTCAACTAAAGGATTTCCTAGTTCTTACGGTCTTATTAAGATTGGTGATGAGATTATATCATATACAGGTAAAACAGACACTACTTTCACTGGATGTATTCGTGGTTTTAGTGGTGTAAGTGGATATAATGTAGGTATTTCATCTTCATTATTAGATGTTAATAGAGAAAGTTTAGTATTTAATGAAACTAATGCTCTTTCTCATAACATTAATTCAGTAGTTACTAATTTAAGCGTACTATTTTTACAAGAGTTTTATAAGAAGATAAAAAGAACCTTTTTACCAGGTTTGGAGGATGAAACATTCTATCCTGGTATTGATGTTGGTAACTTTATAAAGAATGCTAGATCATTCTACCAATCAAAAGGTATTCAAGAGTCTATAATAATACTATTCAAACTCTTATATGGTGTTGAAGCTAAGGTATTAGATCTTGAAGAACGTTTAGTAAAGCCATCAACTGCGGAATTTATTCGTAGAGAAATAGTTGTTGCAGAAGCAATATCTGGTGATCCATATAATCTAGTAGGACAGACAATATACAAATCAAATGATAATGGAACTAATGCTTCCGTATCTGAAGTTGAGATTATAACAAGAGAAGGTAAAACTTATTATCAACTATCATTATTTGTTGGATTTGATGATAGAGATACAATTCAAGGAACTTTTAGTATTCAAGCAAAAACTAAAGTTTTAGAATCAGTTTCTGTTGGATCTTCTATTATCTCTGTAGATTCGACTATTGGTTTTGGTAATACAGGATCACTTATTGCTCAAGATCAAAATAATGTTATTACTTACACTAATAAGTCAATAAATCAATTCTTTGGGTGTTCTAATATCCTTAATACTATTGATCAAGGAAATGGTATAAGAACTTCTGAAAATGTATATGGATATGAAAATGGAGATATATCTAAAAAATGCGAAATAAGAATTACTGGTGTTCTATCTAAGTTTGTTGCTGGCGAAGATATATCATTAGTTTCTGAACGTGAAGAGATTTCTATAAAGAATGTTGGTGAAGTTATACTAAACACACCAGAGACTACTCAATCATATAAAGAAGTTTTTGCTAATAGTTGGATCTATAACACTAGTTCTAGGTATCAGGTTTCAAGTATACAGTCAGGACAAACCTCCTTTACTTTATTAAGTAATATTGATAAATCAAGTTTAAAAGTTGGTGATAATGTTAGCTTCTTAAGAAGAGGCACTATGTCAGTAGTTGGTGGTGGTATAATTAAGAGAATTGATTCTTCTAATGTAGTTACTCTAGATGGAGTATCATTTATTACAGGAGAACCAAATTCAGGTGCTAAGTATGATTTAAGAAGAAATTTAAATAAAGTAAAAACTACCGATTCAGTAACAATACCTGGAACTTCAATTGGTATTGGGGCATCAAATAGTGTTATTCTTTCAGATATACTAAACGTTTATGTTGATGGTAAAAAAGATGGTTATGTTGCTTCTAACTCATTACCAAGTCGTACACTTAAATTAGAACAGTTTGTATCAGAACTTCATTATCCATTAAGTGGAATTACACTTGTTCAAGATGATCAGGTTGGTACTGCTTCTACTAATGCTACTCAAATAGATCCTATTAGTGGATTAGAATACGACTTTAGTGCGTTTAAATTATCTACTCCAACAAAGTTTATTACAGGTAATGATGTCATCTATCAGGTGAGAGATTCTGCAGGTAATGTTGGAATTCCATTTAATGGTTTAGATGATGGTGAGACTTATTATATAAGTATTGCTGAAGGTTCTGATAGAAAAACTATAAGTTTATATAACTCTATTAGTGCTGTTGGTAGTGCTAGTAGTGTAACTTGGAATGATCCAGTTGGAGCAGGTGGTACACATGTTCATAGTTTCATTCTTAAAAATCATTATCAAAGACAGTTATATGAGAATAGAATTTTAAGAAAATTCCCATTATCTCAAGATTTAAGTGTTACTACAAAGAAAGATGTACCTGTAAATGATATTGGTGTTTTAATAGATGGTGTTCAGATAAGATCTACCATAGCAAATGAAACCATGTCATATGGTCCTGTGTCCTCTATTGATGTATATAACAGTGGTACTGGATATGATGTTGCTAATCCACCAAAACTATCAATAGAAGCACCTTTAGATTCGGATGGTACAACTGCTTATGCAGAACCTATTATTAATGGAACTGTTAAAGAAGTTCTTGTAGATGAGCAAAACTTTGATATTGATAAGGTTTTATCTGTAAGTTTAACTGGTGGTAATGGTAAAGATTGTTTGTTGGAACCAATAACTGGTCCAAGATTTAGAGAAATTCAATTTGATAGTAGAGATATATTCTTCTCAGGTGGTTTAGATATACAAGAAGAAACAATAACATTTAAATCTGATCATAATCTTGTTGATGGTCAAAAAGTTTTTTATAATAGTAATGGACAAGATTCTGTAGGAATTACTAAATTCAAAGAAGTTAGTAATGTTGTTACTGAATTTTTAGTTAATGGTGCACCTTATTTCATTAAGGTCATTAATCCAAAGAGGATATTCTTATTTAAAACTGAAGCAGATGCCATGTTTGGTGTCACTGGTATTAATACCATAGGATTCTCTACAGCAACAAGTGCTGCTGGTTTCCATAAGTTTAGAACAGAATCTAAGAATACTCTAAGAAAAATTAAGGTATTAAATTCTGGTTATGATTTCCAATATAGAAAATTACCTGTAAATCCTTCAGGAATTTCAACCGCTTTCGATAGTGTTAATTTTAACAATCATGGGTTTAGAGATGGTGATTTAGTAGAATATTCTACTATGGTTGGAATAGGATCTACTCAACCAAAGGCAATTCAGGGATTAGATACTACTCATTCATATAAGGTTATTAAATTAAATGACAATTCGTTTAGATTAGCGGATGCAGGAATTGGTGGAACATCTACTGTAAATTATGAAAGAGGTAATTATGTTGGATTAAATTCTACTGGTACTGGTTATCAGGTATTTAAATATCCAGATATAAAAATAGATGCTAAAGTATCATTTGCTTCATCAGTTACTGGATCATTTACATTTACTCCAATTGTTACTGGTGAGATAACAGGTGCTTATCTATATGATCAAGGTAGTAAATATGGATCAAAAATCTCTGGACATTATTTTAATCCTCAAGTAACAATACAAAATGGAAGAACTGCTGAAGTAAAACCAATAATTGAAGGTGGAAAAATTGTTGACGCTTTTGTAGTTAATAAAGGAAAAGAATACTTCTCATTACCAGAACTTAGTGTAGTTGGATCTGGAACGACTGGTAGTGGAGTACAATTAAAACCAATTATTAATGAATTGGGTCAATTAGATGATATTGTTGTAATTAATCCTGGTATTGGTTATTCTACTAATACAAGTATATTTGTAGAATCTAGGGGCAAGAATGGATTATTAAATGCCAAAATAAGAAAATTATCTATCGATAATTATCAATGGCAGGGTATAGATCATCTTGAAAATCTTAATAATGATCTATTACAATATAGTATTCATGCTTATGATCAAGATATAGCAGAATCATTTAATGATATTGGGGGTGTTACTAATGCTGGAGTAGGAACACACTCAGCATTAATTGGATGGGCATATGATGGCAATCCAATATATGGACCTTTTGCCTATAAGGATCCTAATGATATCAACTCTGGAATCAAAAGAATGGAATCCAGTTTTGTTAATAACACATCATACCCTGATAGACCTTCTATAGGAGAATATCCTTCTAAGTTCTTTATTGAAGATAATGTTTATGATGGATCTGGTGATTTAGATATCCATAATGGAAGATTTGGTAAAACTCCAGAATTCCCAGATGGTGTATATGCATATTTTGCTACTAGAGATGCTAATGATAATCCAGTATATCCATATTTTGTTGGTCCAACATATAGATTACCGTATATCGATGAAAATACTACATTAGATCAATCATTTGATTTTAATAATTCTAATCTTTCTAGAAACACATTACCATATAAAGTTAATGAAGAGTTTGCTGATAATGATTTTATTATAGAATCTAATGAAGCAATTAAGCAAAAATCAATTGTTGAGTCTGTAACTAGGGGTGTTGTAGATACATTCCAAATATTAGATGGTGGTGATGGATATAAAGTTGGTGACTTTACAGTATTTGATGATGATGGTACTAATGGTGTAGGTGCTAGAGGACAAGTTGATGAAATAGTTGGTATTGGAGTTTCTAGTATTAATACTGAATTAACTTCCTTTGATAAAGCAGTATTTGTTTGGGAATCTGCAGATACTGTTACTGCCCATCATTTACCAAATATAGAATTAAATGATCAGGACACTGTTTTAGTTTCTGGATTAAGTACTGCTAATTATAAATTAAATAATTCATTTAGTGTAGGTGTTAGTACAGATGTTATTGGATTGGCAAAAACAATGTCACTCAATAATAACAGTGCTGGTATTACTGAAGATATCTACGTTAATTACATACCAAATACAGTTTCAATTGGTGGATCTCTTAGAGTAGGTGATGAAGTACTGAAGGTATTGAATCTTTATAAGGTAGGATCTATTATTAGGGTATTCAGACCTTCATCAGGTATTGCTCATACTCTTGGATCCCAAATTGATGTATTGAATACAAAGATTAGTATTCCAGTTAAGACAACTCCATTTAATTCTGATCTTAATTTGATTGAGCATTTTAATGGAACTCTATCAGTTGGTATTGGTACTACATCAGGAAGTGTTATTGATTATGCTATAGGAGAGTCTACAAAGTCAATTAATGTTCCACCACAAAGCATTTATCTACCATCACATTCATTTAAAGGTGGAGAAAAAGTTACTTTCACAAAGAGACCTGCTAAATCCTCATTCTTAGTAGGTAGAACAGTAGATGCTGTTAATCAATTCTATATTCCTGATCAAACTACATCTACCACAGACCTTTATATTGTTGATAAAGGAACTGATTATATTGGACTTGCCACTAATGTTGGGGCAGCAAATACTGAAGGTGGATTATTCTTCTTTGGGAATGGTGATGATGATTATCAGTATCAGTTAGAAACTAATTTTACCCAATTAACAGGTAATATTGATAGGATAGTTTCCACAGTAACCACTAAAATTGGTGCTGCTAATACAACAACTCATGGATTGCAGAATGGTGATAGGATTAGTCTTAATGTTGTACCAAACACTACAGTAGGATTAGGTACAACTTCACCACTAGTCTTAGATTATAATGAGCAATATCAGAAATTATTAATTAATACTGTAGGTTTTGAGTCTCCTGATGTTGATATTGTTAATAATTCTATAACAATTACTGATCATGGTTATAAAACTGGGGATAAAGTATTTTATGACAGTACTGAAGTAGCTACTGGACTCACTACAGGATGTTATTATATTCATGTATTAGATTCAAATAAATTTAATCTATCAGAAACTTATACTGATACATTCTTGACTCCACCATTATTTGTCAATATTACTGGAATTGGTGGAAATTATCACAAGTTATCTTTAGTTAATCCTAAGATAGATGTAGTTAAGAATTCTAAATTAACATTTGGTGTTGGATCTACTAATCTAGCAGGTTATAATCTTAAATTCTTCTATGATCATGAATTTAAGAATGAATTTGTAACTGCTGGTGATCTTAATGAATTTAATGTTAGTGGTATAGGAACAATTGGTGTTGGTACATTCTTATCCAGTCCCGTTGTTGGTGCTGCAGTATCAATAGGATTCTCCACAGCAGTTCCTGCTATTTTATACTATGCTTTAGAGAAAGGTGGTTATATTAGTACTTCCGATAAAGATGTAGTAAATTATTCGCAGATTGTATTTACTGATAGTAAGTATTCTGGTGAATATAATATATTTGATTCTACTACTGAGACATTTAAGTTCTCTCCTAGATCAATTCCAGAAGTTTTAAAATATGAAGAAGATCAATGCGATAAACTTGAATATTCTAGTAAGTCTGGAAATGTAGAAGGACCTATTAAGAATATTAGATTAATTTCTGAAGGATCTAGTTATAAGAAAGTACCAAAATTCCTTTCAGTTAATAGTGTAAGTGGATCTAACGCCAATATTGTAGCAATATCAACATCAATCGGTAGAATCAATGATTTAAGAATTGTTGATGTTGGATACGAATATTCTTCAGACAGGACATTAAGACCAGAGGCATTTATATCACCAGTTGTTAGAATTGACGATTTAGACTTTATTGATAGTGTATCTGTTGTTGATACTGGAACTGATTATCTAAATGCACCTGATTTAGTTCTAATTAATCCACAAACGGGTGAAGTTGTTGACGATACTTCATTAGAAGCGTTAGTTCCTAATCAAGGTATTGCCGAAGTTAGTGTAATTGCTCCGATAAAAGGATTAGAATCTATAACACATAGAGTTATTGCTATTAATAATTCAAATGGAATTGGTATTAACTCCATGACAATTATCAATAATACTATTGCTAGATGTGTGATGGAGACTCCAATTAATGGATATACTCAAGCACCATTTGCGACTGATGATGAAATTTTTGTTGAAGGTATTCAATTATTTGGAGAATCTGGTATAGGTACTCAAACTTCTTCAAATACTGGTATATCAACAGATGGTGATGGATGGAACTCTTCAAATCATGGATATCAGTTCTTTAAAGTTAAGTCTTATATCTCAGCAAATCCAGATATTTTAGAATTTGATTTAGCAGGAATAACAACTAATCCAGGAATTGCTAAGACATATCAATCAGGATATGCCAATGTTATAAACAGAAATAAGTACCCAGTATTTGCACCTGTTCAAGGTAGATCTAAATTCTCAACCAATGAACCATTATTGGTTAAAGAGAGTCAAACAAATACATTCCAATCTAAAGATCTTAAGGCGATTGATATTAGAGAAGATTTTATTAAAACATCAGGACTTCATGTTCTGAAGATTGGAGATAGAATAGCTGGAGAATTTAGTGGTGTTACTGCCACAGTTACTGGAATTGTGGCAAACTCTGCTAAATTTGATGTTGACTTCTCAAATAGAAGAGAGATTGGATGGAACGATAATACTGGAGTTTTAAATGAAGATTTCCAAGTAACTCCTAATAATGATTATTATCAGAATCTATCATACTCTGTTAGAAGTTCTAAGGCATGGGATGACTTTGTAGATCCTCTGAATAGGGTCATACATCCAGCAGGATTGAAGAACTTTGCCGATACATTAGTTGAGACTAATGTTGATGTTAGAGTGGGTCTAGGAAGCACTGAACCAGCAAGTGCTGTGGTTATTCTTGATGTATTCGGTGAGAGAAGAGTAGATACAATTAATGACTTTGATTTGGTTATTGATTATGATGCTAGAGATAATAAATCTAAGTTTATTGACTTTAAAAATAGGAAATTAACAGACTTTACTAAGTGTAAAACTAATAGAGTTCTAATACATGATGATATAAGTGATAAGTTCTCAAGTAAAGGAAGTCAAGATGGATTTACTGAAATTGAAGAAATATCATCAAGATTCTCAAAATATACAATACAGGTTATTGATGCTGATACCTTTGACGTTCAAATCAATGATATAGTCACATTAACTTCTACAAGTGATGCTTTCTTATTAGAAAGAACTAGTGATTATACTAATCAAGTATTGGGATCATTTGATACTAAAGTTGATAGATTTAATAGAAAAACTTTAGAATTCTCTCCCATTGAAAAGTTTGAAAAGGATTTTGATATAAAAGTTATCAAGACATCATTTAATACAGATACAATATCTGATGGTATTAACGAAATTGGATCTGTAGATTTAGTTGGTAAAAATGTTGCGGTTTCTGCTGCACAAACAGCGATGAGTGGCAATAATGTTATTGTTACTGGTACGACTACAACCAATATTTTACAATTCCCAGATACAGATTTTAATGGTTTCTTTGCTAATGTTTTAGTTAGAGATGATGCTTCTGGTGAAATGGACTATAATGAAGTTATTGTTAATTTTGATGGTACAGATACTTATATTTCAGAATCTTATGCTGACGTTTTAGGAGTTACATATAGTTCTAGTTCTAATAGTAAAGTTGGTATATTAACTGCTAGGTATGATTCTGGTACAATTTTCTTTGATTGTATCAATGATAGATCATCTAAATTAGTTCTTAGTGCTAATGTTGTTGGTTTAGGAACTACAACTGCTGGTATTGGAACATTTAGATATCAAGTTCCAGGACAACCAGATGGATCTGAAAGAACTGCTAGGTTTGAATCAAATTATGTTACTACGAATAATGGCACATCAGCAACAATTACGACTATTGATAGACTTGTAGATAGTACTATCAAAGCATTGGTAAGAGTTTCTTGTGGACAAACTAGTGCTATTCACCAAGCATTACTTATTCAAGATCAGAATGATGATGCTATAAGTATTCAATATCCACATGTTTCAATTGATGATATAAGTGGTATAGGAACATTTGGCACAGTTACTGATATTACTAATCAAAAGGTTAGACTTGAGTTCTATCCAGACTCTAAGTATAACTCAGGATTAGTAGAAATTCAAGCATTTACTGAAATATTCCAAACTATAAATGATTTTGAAAATGAACCAAGTCCTTTACAGTTTGGTCCAGTATCATCCGAAGTCATAGTATCTTCTTATGATGGTATTAATGGTACAAGAGGAAATAGAATTAACTTTGATATTAAGCACGAAGGAACTCCAGTATACTTTAAGAAATTTAATCCAGCAAATACTAGTCAGGTTATTAATTCAACTGGAGCAGGAACTACTTTTAGTATACCTAGTCATTTCTTCAATACGAATGAAGTGTTGTCATATAAAGCAGATTCTACATTCATTGGTGTTTCTCCTGTTTCTGTAGGTATTGCTCAAACAGCAGATAATGAGGGTAACTTGGTTACTATTATGCCACCAACAGTATTTGTTAAGGCATTAACTCCAGATTCTTTCCAACTATTCACCAAGAAAGAATATATTGCTGATGGTAAACCAATTGAAGTAACAAATGTTGGTTCTGGTAATGCTCATAAATTTGAAATGTCCAATAAACTGAGTAAAACTGTTATTGGTCTTGATGGTATTATTCAACAACCAATTACATATACATCAATTAAGCATACATTATCAAATGATATTGGTATTGGATTATCACAATTCAGTTTAAGTGGTATTAGTTCAGTACAACCAAGAGATGTATTGAAGATTGATGATGAATATATGAAGGTTGTTGAAGTTGGATTTGCTACAGAAACAGGTGCAACTATTAATTCATTCAATGGAACTATTCCTGAAGTTAAGGTTATTAGAGGATCTCTAGGTGTATCTGCTGGTGTTCATACTGCTACAACTAGTGTTCAAGTACATAGAGGATCATTTAATATTGTTGATAGTACATTGTGGTTCTTAGATCCACCTAAAGGTAATACTAGAACTAGAAGAGATGCTACTAATCTCCCATATGTAAAGGCAGAATTTAGTGGTAGAACATTCTTAAGAACAAATTATGATACCAATATGGTATTTGATGATATATCAGATTCCTTTACTGGTATTGGCAGAACTTATAGTCTAACCGTTGGTGGTGCTAATACTTCTACTGGTGTTGGTGTAGGAAATGGTATTTTATTCATTAATGGAGTATTCCAGACACCATTAACACTTAACAACTTAGGCAATAATTATGAAATCGAAGCAGATACTGTTTCTGGAGTCTCTAGTGTTACCTTTACTGGAATTAGTTCTGAAAATGGACAATTAATTCAATCAGAATTTGATATTAATCAAAATCAGGTTCCAAGAGGTGGATTGATTGTTTCTATGGGTTCTACTACTGGTGTTGGATATGCTCCACTAGTTGGTGCTAGAGTCTATCCTAAGATGACCAATAGTGCTATTAGTAGTATTGTTGGTATGGGTATGTCAGTTGGACCTATAGGTTCTGGTATTGAAACTGCAAATTATGATAACAATACTGGAATTATTACAGTTACAACTAATAAAGTTCATGGATTTGGATTAGGTAGTCCTGATACAGTTAAATTAGAAGATTTTGAATTTATTTGTCCAACTAATGCTGTTGGTACTCCTGTTACAGGCACAACATATGATCCAGCAACGGGTGATATGGTAATAACAATTGCTGGTCACGGTCTTTCAAATGGTGATGCAGTTAAGTTAGAAAAAGAATCAATTACCTTCAGTTGTGGATATGGCGGTGCTACGGGTGCTGCTGCTGAAAAGGCATATCCAAGAGAAACTGACCCTGCCTATGATAGGTATATGTACGTCTCTGACGTTACTACAGATACATTTAAGGTGAATGTATTGTTTGGTGTTACACCTACCAATACAGACGCACACACGTTCGTTTCAGCAACAACTAATGCTGTAAGAACAATTGGTGGTGGTGGATATGTAGGAGTTACTACAACAATATTCCAAGATCATGAAAGACCACTTCAATTAGTTGGTATTGTTTCTGAAAGATCGTTTGAAGTTAATGTTGGAATTACCAGTATCCCACATGTATATGTTAAGGGTGGTTCAGTTTGGCGTTATGAAAACGAATTAACATTTGGATCTGGATATCGTGAACCAGTTTCTATTGGTGTTACTGATATTGCTTATATTCATAATTTTGTAAGTGCTGATACAGATTCTGTCACAGCATACACTGGATCCTTTATGGGTCAAAATTTAACACCCATAGATGCTGATTATGATTCAGTTACGGGTGCTTTCTTAATGACAGTACCAGATCATGGAATACCAGGACCAGTTGATTTAACAGTTAATTCTGCTGAATATGATGCAAATGTTGGTATATTAACAGCAAGTGCTGGTACAAAGTTTGATGTCAGCGATGCTACTTATGATCCAACGACTGGTATTATGGTATTGACAATTGGTACACATACTTTAACTACCAATGATAAACTTAAGATAGAGGCAAATTCATTAACATTTAGTTGTGGATTTGGTGGTGCTACTGGTTCTGCTGCTCAGAAGACATATCCAAGAGCAACTGGAACAGGTGTAAATTCTGGAACTCCTGATCCTGGATATAATACTTTCTTAGATATAACTGCTGTAGATACTATCGCTGGAACAGTTGCGGTTAAAGTATTGAGTACTACTCCTTCTACAAACGTTGATCCTCATACATTTGTTAGTGCTACTGCTGGAGCAGTGTTCGCACCGAGAGTATTCACTAATAATGAGCAAGTTTACTTTGAACAGAATTCAATCACATTTAAGTGTGCTATGGATAATAATTCCACTACACACACTTATCCAAGAGAAAGTGATCCATCAAATGGTAAATGGTTATTAGTTTCTAATGCAACATCAACTGAATTTGAAGTTAATGTTGGGACAAGTCCATTAGTTTCACATACACCAGTATCAGGTACTACATATGATCCTAATACTGGATTAATGACTTTAGAGATTGGTGCTCATAGTTTGACAGCAGGTACAAGTGTTAAATTGGAAGAAGAATCA